CTCACTTTCATTTTGTTCCATTATTTGATGATAATGGATTATTTTAGTTTTGGTTCCGACTGATTCAGTCAGAACACAAAGGGCCGGTATTTCACTTTCTTCTTGTTGTTTAATTTGATAGTTTTAGTTCCGACTGTTTCAGTCAGAACCAAATCGTTACCATCAGGCATCGATTCTTAAAATGAAGGTTCTTCACTTTGAAAAGCGTTTTAATTTATTTCAAATAGCTTATTCGGTAAAGTTTTTCCTTATTATTGAATGTTCTTTTAGCGTTGTTAATCATGGAAGGATGCTATATCGAATTTTGGGTCTTGAACTACCTCCCTTGGCAATATGTGGTTTCTAAGATAAAACATCCTTAATAGTGGTCTTTGATTAATAGCTTTCTACTTTAATTACTACTTGAGAGTGACATTGGTATAATCTTAGTTCTGTTAGAATTTTTGATTTTTAACAAAATTCTAATAATAATCTTGAAAATTTCTCCTAGATCCAAATTATGTGTCAATCATGTTAATTATCTTCTTAAGTCCAGCTTGTGAACCTTTCTTTAATGCTTCCTTCCAGCTTTTACTTTTCAAAGCTTCTTGAGCAATATCTCTTAAAACTGGGTAAAATAATGGAAGGGCTTAAAGTCAACCCTAATAAATCATTGTTTGATTTTGACCTTTTAAATAATTTTGAATCAAATAATCAGGATTTCTTACTTCTGGGTCATTATCTAAAACATCTAGTACACTTTTAGAATTTGACAAGTATGCTTTATCATGTTAGCGTATATGTTTTAATGATGCACTTTAAGCTTCTAAATTTCTGACGACTTCAATATGTATCTGTGTTCCTGCAGTTATTCCAGTTGTCATACCGACTATTGAATGCTCAGTCATTAGTTATTCCAAATCAAGACAATACTCCGACACAAAACCTGCTTCTTGATTATGTACATATCTTGTATATATTGGTACTGGTGTTTTTTCTTCTTCAATATACCCTTCACTATACATTGTCTTATAAATTATTGGAATTCCCCCAACGTAAGTATCATTGACATACGCTTAGTATGACTCAATACCGAATCCTGCAGCTAAACCACCCGTGTTATTATAGCCTAATTGGTCTGGTTATCCAATATTAGTAGCATAGGTAGATTAATACTTCGTCGCCGTGTCTTCATCAAATGGTATGTATCTGGCTCTGATTTCTGAGTTGTCTGATAAAAAGGTTTCAATATGTGATCTTTCACCCCTGTTTGAGGAAAAATAATCTGAGAAGTTATCAGCTTGGATTGCATGGCTTTTGGATCCATACACAAATTCTACTTTTCCTGCTTAATTTTCTGCTACTGAAACCTTCTTAATTATAACTTATGCTGATACTAGCCTTACTGAAGATGCATGATTATGGAAATCAATTGTTGAGCTATAGATTGGTGGATTTGTCTGTATTGGTATATCAGCATCTACTAATGATAATCCGACAGATGTTTAACCATCTAGCACCACGCTTCTTCCTGGTGGTCCTGGAATATTATCTTCAAGTGAGATAAATCCAATGTCCATCTGCTCAAAATTAACATTTTCAAGTCCTGATGTCTTGTTGCTTTATAAAACTGTTATTACTGGGACACCTATGTTCCATAAGTTGATTGAGATTAAATCTTGTTTTCCAGTTGTTGTGTAAGTGACTTGTGAAACATCTCTGATTTTATATGATCCTAACCCCATTCCGTAAGTTGGTACTCTGGCAGTGTAATTTTTGGGGTCATAAATGGACATTAGATATTTAGTTTCATCATCTAACATCAGATTTTGCATAAGATTATCATAGCCCATAATTTCTTATTTGATTAATTAGACTTGTTTCTTCCTTTTATTTTATTCCATTTACTTTTCATCTACGTTTACTCCAAGTCTAAAATTCAAATCTTCTATTTAAGTTTCCATTTCTTAAATTTAATTGATTAAGTTTTATATTTAAGTTTTATCATTTTATTCACTGAATGTAAAGCCTTAAATTTTTCTTTTGCCTTATTGCATGTTAATCTACATTTAACCTTTGTCAAAAATTTTTGTGAAAGAATTTTTTGATAATCATTCATATTTTTCAGCAAGCTCTTTGTAAACCCCAATATCATAAAGTTCGTTAGTAATAGGTTTGTAAGTTTTTTCTAATTTACTGAAGTTCAATCCCATTTTCTGGTTATGTGCATTTATAGGCTTAATTAAAGCTCGAAAAGCTTGAAGCCCATGGGTTTGTTTCAGAAAATCTGCATATCTTGTGTCAATGTGTATAGCAATATCTATTTGGGCTAATGCATACAAATTTTATTTTACAGCCTCAAGTTCATCGTCACGTGTTATTATCAAAAATGTGTACTCATGGCCTGAAATTTTCCTTTCTTCTGTGAAGTCTGTAAAAGGCGCATTTCCAAACAATTGCATTGATTCTGTGAAACGAACTGTGTTGACTTTATCTCGATAGAATTGTTCTTTGTTCATAATAATGATTTTTTCCTCATAGCCCGTTACGCTGGGCTTTGCGTAGGACTATTTTTGTGTTCCATATTTAATTCGGTGAAACTTATTGATCATAGTCCCATATGATGGTCTACTCTATATCTTAATTGATTTCTTAATTGGGTGATCAATTACTGCTTAATTGCCGTCTTTTAAAATTTGTAATTTTATCTTTTCTGATATATCTCTATACTTTTCATGAAATTTAATTATTCTTTCATGTGCTAAGGATCTTTTTTCTTATCAGCGCTATTTATAGTCTGGTAATTCTTATGCTTCTTTAAAACTATCTTTTAAGTAATATTTTAAAAAATCATAATAGTGATCAACAAATCCAATTTCATCGTATAATTATATTGCTTTACATGCCATATAATTCTAAATAGCTTTACTGTTTGGTTTTCCCCTGTATTTGACACTTCATCCAAATTTGAATCAGAGTGTTTCAAATGTTCGCGTAGCTGTTCATTTTTCCTAACCATCCTAGTCAAAGAATTTTAAGAAAGTATTTTTACAAAAAACATGGCCTTCTAAGTTATTAGATAATTTTTCTAATTTAACTTTTAAACCCTGACTTTGACACAGGTTTTAGAAGACCAATCAAAAATTCTCAAATGAACCATGCATAGAACTTATACCATCATCACCATTAGCAATATGATTAACTAAAGTTTTCGATTTGTGAGCTGCATACCTTACAAGCATTGTATGATAAATTGTGTTTTAAAGTGTTGTAAATGAACTTCCAGAATTATTACACTTATAATCTACTGTTTTGATTTGTATTTTCCCTTTATGTCTATAATTACAAACTGTGGGCTAAAAGAAAAATGCTCTAAACATTTACTAATATGATGGGCATACTATTTAAATGAGCATATCAACAAGTTTTGTTGTTAAAGGTCGCTACGACGAATCAAAACTTTCAAAATCAATAGAAAAATATTGTTATGCATTTTAATTTATATAATCCGCTACAAATTATGCTCTGTCAGTTACTGGTACATCATAAATGGAATAAGGTTTTTCTTTAAATTGTTTCATTATCATATCATTAGCTTTCTTAAAAATATACCTTCACGAAGCGTGAGGTGCTTAAATTGATCTCGGTGTTGCTTTTTCACCTAATTCATTTGATACTAATTAAGGCTCTTTCTTAACAAAATTTTCAAATTAAGGATTTCATTTTTTATTTGATAAGACTTGTTATTTAAGAGCTTCTTTTAAATTTTTCTTTTATCCTGATGTCTTATTACTTTAATCTATTAAAGTATTTGTTATGTCAAGTAAATTTTAAAAAAAATATTTCTCATCTTAATCATAACGAAAGTCTTTTAAAAATTCTTTATAACAGAAGGCCAAAAATTCGTCATCAGGAATATTTTTCTTAATCATAATAGGTTATGCATTTTTCCTAGCTATACAAGCTAATTAATTACAGGGGCAACTGTTGAAAATTGTAAAAGGATTTTAAAAACTGAAACCCGTTTAATAAGCTGCTTTACGTTGCTGACAGCGTTCAAATTTAGTAATATGCATTATTTAAACGTCTTCTGAATTGATTTATGTGTTGTCAGCATATTAATTTCCAACACAAGCTCCCAATGCATATAAAGCACCGTATTAATCTTTCTTGAAAATTGTTGGTTTCTCTTCAAACTTTGAGTACTTAATTATGTCCTCTCTGGATTTATTATTAAGCATCCTAAGATCATCACTATCAATTGAAAACATTTTTATTTAATTGCCATAAAGCCTTGTACCTATCGTTTTGGGTGGGACTCACTATGCTGCTGGATCTATCTCTAAGAGTTCTTAAATTAAATTGCTATACCAATGTGAATTATTACCTTTTTCAGGCTACCATTCCTTATAATTATGTTAAATTATACATGAATTATTACCACATGAACCCTTACATTGATTAATCTCTTTTAAATTTATTGGGCACCCATGACAATGACAGTCATCTACAGGTGGTTAAGGTAATGTTGTTTGACATTTAGTTACCAAGTAACAATGAGTGTGATGCAAGAAAAGCGTTATTGTAGGTCAGTTTTAATCTATTATTGACTGTTCTACCATCCATTTAAGTGAAGTTGAAAACATCGTTACATTGAATTTTAATTGTCTACACAAATCTTTAATTTCAAATACGTCTAATCCTTAGTCTGAGTATTTGCTTTGGTCTATATCCCTACTGATATTTTTAGCTTTTTGTCAAAATTCAAGCCAGGGATTATCAATAGCTTAAGTTATTTAATAAGTCCATTCATTATTATGTTTATGGTTGTGTTCATGTATCCTAATTGCTTACAGTAAACAAGCATATACACACTATTTTCTATTAGTAACCCCTGATCCCAAATCAACACATTCTCACCCATTACCACAGTGTTGCCGCATACATGCAATCGTTTCCTTAATGGTACGAACTTGTGTAATTCCGTTCTTACAGTGATTTAGATCTGGTGCTGATTCGAAATCAACGATTGTTGATAATAAATTGAATGTTTCCGATCCTATTAATTAGTATTGATTGACATATACTACTTAGTCAGAAAATTTAAAAATTTGTCCAGTTTAATTTTGACAAATTAAATCTTTAAGTTGATTAATTTTTATTGTTATTTTTTACCTGAGATATTCTCCATCTTCTAAATTTATTTAACATAAATCTTAATTTAGAATTTAACTAATACTACATCATGATCTATCTTCATACCTAACACCTGGTAAGTTAACAAATGATACTAGAGGACAGCCTAATGCATTTCCGGGCGCATTAAGTTTATTGTATATTTACTTAAAATCTTATATTTTGCCTTCTCAATGCAAAATTCTATTAATCATTTTATCAGGTGTCAAATCAATAAATATGTATGATTCACGGTTCTAATCAACCATTGGGAAAAGCACTACCTAATAACTTGTTATCGCGAATTGTCTTGCTGCTCTAAGATTTTTACTTCTAGCTACCTGCCCTTGCTAGACTTCATATGTGTTGTCATGATCTCATTTATTGTTAATTTCATTCCATTTCTGGAAATTTTATTATTGATTTATCATTCTAATATCAAATATTGTTTCTTCAAAATTAGTTAAATTAATACAAGAACAAATTTCCGCATTCCTGGTGCCGTATTATTATTTAGTTTTATTGTAAATGTTTTATGTTTTATGATTTATTTTAATTTGTTTGGCTATTTCTTAATTCATATATCCTTCATCATCTAAAAAACATAGAACTCAAACCATAGCTTGTATCAAATCTTGGTTATACCTATCATTGATTAACCTTTCAATTCTATTAATTAAGCACCTGATCTTACTTTCTATATTATCTTCAGTACCTATTAATATTGTTGTAAATACTTCGTTCCCTGCTATATAAGCAACTTTCAAAATATCATCTATTTATTCTTGTTATTTTTCTCTCTGTCATTTTTTCTTTTTTCCCCCTGTGAATCTGTCTGGCATTCTAATAGAATTTTAAGTAATGTACCTTTCAGGTCTTGCTTAACAATTGAACCCAGCACAGCACTGCCTATCACACGTTGATACTTCTGTATCAAATACATCTCACCTTGGAATTGATAGGTCTATTCACTCATAAGGCTATCTACCTAAAGCTTTTTAGGTTCTTGATCTTTGTTTATTCTATTCAAGTATTTCTCTTTCTTCTTCCTCGAAATCTGAATCACTTTCTTCATTTTTGGCTCTTCTAGCTTATAGTTATCCATCATTTTCTTATTGTTGACCATTTTAATTGGCTTCCTAAAATAACAACTATTGGTCGTCTTCTTCTTCTTCTAGTACCCAAGGTTTTAATTCTATTTATTCTATGAGGCTATCCACACCTTCTCTTTTAATATACTGTTCCATCTGAGTCATATACCACATACAATATTGGAACAATTCCTTGTAATTCTTTCTTATATCCTGATTAGTCCATGCTATTTTATGCATTTTGGGTTTAGCATAAACACCAAGTTAGCCAGGATATAGACTAATATGCGCATTTTTATTTTCTATTAATTTTTAAAAACCTAAAGCAGTTATAACATTCCTGCAAGATCTTGTCTCTTCTTGAATTCTTCTACGTGTTGTTTTAGCTGTTATTTATCTTAATTCATTATAAGCTTCTAGTCCTCTTTTTGAAAATAACTTTCATTATTTATCCTAGAATTTATGAAAGTCTTTGAATTTTTAAAAATTTGTAAATTGTAATGCTGTTAATTCTGGTATAAATCTTTGACTAAATTATTTCATAATTTTCACTGTTGGCCTTCTGAAAGATAATGTGTAAGTGGGTTTTCCCATGTAAGAATTGTGAATGTAAGTTTTACCCAGATAAGGCATATAATGGCATCTACTAAGCTGGCGCTGGGGTACAAATCTTCTGTCCTCAAATGTGTCCTTATCAGTAAATAAAGAATAAAAAAACTATGGGTCTACTTTAACACTTTTCTCTTTCAAGCAATTTTTAATTCCTGTATAATCAGCTATTACTTTATCTATTAATCTTTGAAATCATCCCATATAAGTCTTATTAAGATCAATATAGATGGCTCGTTATAATTTCTCATTATTAATGTTTTGAGGCTCATCAGTAAGAATATTAATATAACCAAAATTATTGTCTTCAATAGATGGGCGTTCAAAAGTGAATTCAAACTCATGTTCTAATTAATCATAAATTATAGGTTTATATCTTTTAATACTACCATCTAATGTCATTTCTTCAAATGTAAAAGAGCCTTTTTTGCTATAATGCCACAATGTAGTCAATATTGATAACATTACTTAATCATTTTTTAACTTATTTAATTTAATTTTAATATAGTCTGTCCCCCTAAAAAATATTAGCATATTTTCATGAGATATGATATGCGCATCATGAACCACTGGTCCACAAGCTGTTTTCCAGTCAGTTTTCATCAATGCATCCATAACTTCCATTTTAATTTACCAAGGGAAATAATTGTATTATTGAGTTAATATTTAATTATATGTTCTATTAAAAATATTAGATACTTCAGCGCATCTCAGAATATATAATGGTACTCGATCTCAAAAAGTTTTCAAGGAAATTCTATTTTATGCAACATTTGTTTGAGCAACTTTATATGTATCATTAGCCATTTAAAACTCCATGTATCTCATTGCGCTTGGCTCAATTTGATCTTACGCAAAAGGAACTTCTTGTTTATTTTCAATTTAGGTTCGATAATTATCCCTGAAAGTTGAATAATAACATATTAATCCTGATGGTTACACATATTTCTTTGTCATTCATGCTATTTGCTCATCTCTGAGAGAACAACTCTCTATCTTAAAAAATTTTAATTATCTGTTTATGTAGAAATCAGAGCTTATAATTGATTCTGCTGTTAAGTCTGCGTGTTAGCATATAAATGGGATATCCCTTATCACATCTCCTGTGAGTGCAGTGTTGAAATTGTCAAAGTCTTACTATACACATATAAGCAGATCACCTGGTCTAAAGGTTTTAATCAAGTCAGATTCACTAATATTAGGTCCATAAAATACATCTATAGCTATTACTATTCATTGTTCATCCTCATGCTCATCTTAATGAGTTTCCGCGTACTTTTAATAAGTTCCATGGTAAACATTTTCTAATTACAAATCAATTAATTAATTTCCTTTAAAAGTTTGACCTGGGGATATGTATATTATTTACTAATCCATGGAATCGTCCAATTATTTAAACATTTCATAATCTCTCATTTCTGCACCTGCTATAATTATTTTGAAATTTTTCTTCTGATTTTCTTCATACATATGTACCATGTGTTCTTTGATTTAATTTACCAATTTAAATCTACTTGCTTAAAATGTAGTATGATGATTATCGTAACTCTTACCAATAAAATTATTGTTTTTAATATCTTAAAGTGTTTTCTAGAATCTTAACCTTAATTCAACAAAATTTTTCCATTTACCATTGGAGTCATCTTTTTGTTTTTCAAGAGCTTCCGCTACGCCTGGGATATCTGCTGGTTATTCGTTGTATTCAATTTTCATTTTGACTGCCTATTCTTGTTCCTATTCGTTTGTTTGATTTAATTCTATTTCTGTCAAATCTCTGTTTATAGCTTGCTCTTATTGATCTAATTCTATATCTTTGGCTATTATTGGTGGTTATTCCAACGAGTTTACGGTCTCATAAAGTAATACTGGCATTTTATCTCAAAAACTAGGAATATTTGGTCATTGTGTAAACAACGCTACAATTCCACGTGTTAATTCCCATCCAGTATATGCTTAATTTTTAACATCATTATGGTTCAAAATTCTTATTACATCTTCTGGGTTCCACACACTATCATGAGGTAGATTTTCTAAGATTCAGTAGTAATCTTTGTCATCTAGTAAATCTTAATGTTAATCAGGTTATAAAGGTGGTGGTTAGAAGACATTGCCGGGGTTTTGCTCTAATTATTAATGCCATTATTATATTTCAGCTTGAGAGAGCGAGAGTGCTGGTGGTATATACATATCACCATCACCCAATCCTGGTTCTACATCTTCCTACTATTAAAAAAAATTTTCTTTTTGTTCTTCCATCATCTCAAAATTTTAATATAGATTATCAATAGGATTTATATCTAATCTCAACTAGGCATTTCATATCATTTCTAGTATAGTTTCTGTTTATCTTTATAATCTCTTTGGGTTATTGCTTAAAAGATTTTTAATGGCCAATTTTGACTCCTATTCAATGATATTTATAGCTATCCTAGTGATATCTATCTCTGAATTTTACGAATTTTTCCTGACTAATTCTGTTACTTATTCTAAAATTCTTATTGATCTTTAGTCTTATAAGTTCTGCAATACTTAATTACACGTTTGTCGTGGTAATTCTTCCACTACACCATTTGATTCTGATTTTTCTTTATTAAATTCTCGTAATCTGTCTTACCTTTTCTTTTATTTATTATTACTTATTCCTTTCTTTCCTTCAGTTGTTACATTTTTCTATATTTGATTCATTCCTTGCTTTCCTTTGCTTGGTTTCCTTTAAAATTTATTGAAAGATTTATTACTTATTTAATCTAATTTTTATTATTTTAGTGGCGTTAATGGATCAATTACTATTGGATTTGAATTTTAATTTAGTGCTTAAAAGCCTGGGAAAATATCTTGACCATAAACATGCTAGTAATTATGAATATTTAATGTTCCTAAAGCAAAAATTTCATTTATCTAAGTGATATCTGAAGTGTTTACAGCAACACACGTACTTAATTTTGTTTTGTCACTTGTAGCCAACATTGTTCTTCATCCAGATCTTGTTCATAATGTTATTTTATAATCTTGTTTTAAATTTGGCTAAAAATAAGTACTAACATCATCTTAAATTCTGCCCTCTCTATAAGTCATTACCCCATGTTCCCTCATGATATTTTCTCATTCAGTATCTCCATATTCTCATCATTTAACTACTTTTGATTAATAAGGCGGTTTCTTTGTTGCTATTTTAGCTAAATTTTTCTTAATTTCTTCCTTCAAATTGCTTTCTGGCAAAACCATTGAAAGTATCATCGATATATCGAACGTTTCAGGAACCCTAGGGATACATCTACATTCGATGAAATGGTAAGCTTTCAAACATGATTTGACGAAGAATTCCATCTAGTCATATTGATCTATAGACTTAAACATAAATTATAAAGTTCCGGGATCGCAAATTCAAGAGTACCTGCCTATTATTATTTATTCTAAGTAGTCATAACCGAACCTATTTTAGGGTGGTATTTTAAATCATTCTGCCATATTTATAGGTTTTGGTCTTAATACTTAATCGTCATTTCTAAAAACTCCAAGAAGTGAATTGTCTTTTGAAAAAAATTTTGAATCCACGCCTTATTTGAATTGTAATTACCTGTTAACAACCTAAAATTCTTCAAAATTGCATCCATCCACAATTTCAGCCATTTTTAATACGTTGTCTGAGAAGTATCTGCTTACAGTCGGTACATCAAGATTTGTCATATTCACTGGTGTACCGGGGTTGCGCCAGGCTCCTGCATCTGCCAACCCGTCCGAGGGGTTGAAACAAATGTCAGGTGGGAGTTTGAGTGCCTGACGTCTTAAAAGTCGCTCCTAAAGAGTGTCTAACATTTTGTCAGGTCCGGTTTTCGGGCCGGACCCGTTAATGGAATCATAACGAGAGTTTCT